GAAACGTCTGCGGGCTCAATGCTGCTACGTACTGACCGGTTGAGAAACTTGTCCAACCATGAGTAAAGAAATGAAAGAATGTATTCTTAGGGTTCTTAGTATCAGGTAAAAGACGAACAACGTACGTATTACCAGGTTCAGTCTTTAAAATTTCTGTAACCGTAGAGTTATTCTTATCTTGAGCAAGAGCACCTTTGATGCTCTGAAATAATGAACTATTAATCATATTTGTCATAAATTATACCTTATTGTACTGTATTGTTGGTTGAAATCAACTTATTAAATGCAAGTATACAAAGTTTTTTAGCTTTGCTGCTTGTGTAATACTTTGTTCTGTAAAAATTAATATTAGAAAAGACTTCTCCGAATACAAAGTCTTTAATTTCATTGTCATATCTACTTAAAATAGAGTCGAAATTAGGAAAAACAAAAAGTGCATATATTACTACGTTTCTACCCTTTACATGCATCATAAAATCATGCCATTTACTTCCATCACTAGTAAATGATGTGTATTTTTCTAGTGTAATATTATTTTGCTTACAGAAATTGTATATAAATTGAAAACTATCTTTTATTTTCTGTAAAGTTTGTTCGTGGTCAGGATTGTCTGGTAAAAACTTCGTTTGATAGATGGTATAAGCCTTGATTGCCTTTTGTGTAATATAAAAATTTAAATCAAAATGCTTATCATTATAAACATAAAACGGTGCTTCAAAAAAATCTTTAATGTTTATATTAGGAAACTTTGAAAAAAAAGTGTTAAGTTTATTAATTGCAATATACTCAGGTTTTTTCTCAAAACCTTCAAAGTTTTTACGATATGTAAAAGGCTGATTGTTAATTTTTCTACTTGTACTGAGGTAACAGTTGTAGATATATTTTTCTTTTTCAGTCACAACACTATTATAAGACTATTCCTACAAAATCTTGTTCTTATTAATGATTTTTGTAATATACTTGCTTTTTGTGATAGATGGTTCAAATAAAATAAATTTACGTAACGCTTCAAAATCACTTGGCTCCGATATAGTAGCCTTATATAGCTTTCTTAGCTTTTCATCCTGTAAAATTTTAGTAAAAATTGTTGCAAAATTAATTTTTTTACCGTAGTACAGGAAGCAAAACGTACAGAAACTATAAAAAGAGTGTACTAACTCTCTATCTTCAATGAGAAGAGTTGGGGATTTATTTTGTAAACTATCATTACTCATTAAGCCTATAAAATATTTATAGACTTAAATGGTTGTATCAACTTTTGTTACTGAGCATTGCTAAAGTGTTGGTAATACTTGATTGATCTCCTATTGTAGTTAACGAATCATCTTCAGATACTGTTAAGGTACTGTAGTCTAACTTCATTGTAGTAGTGCCATGATTAATACCGAATCGGTTTTTCATCATTCCAAGCTTTACTACACCTAGCTCCTTGTCTTCTTCATCTTGAAAGATGCTTACAATAACATCAGCAGTGGCTGCTAACCCAATACTTTCACTAATCGTCTCTAATCCCGGGCTGGTAATATTGTACCCAGATCGATTTAACTGAGTAGCTGATATAATTGGACAGTTAAACAGGTAAGTCAATGCTCGAGTCTGTTCAGATACAAACTTTACCCGCTCATAACTGTTATTACCTACCTTACTAAGCACTAGATTTAGGTAATCTAACACAATAGCATCTATTTTAATACCTTTTGACGTAATATTCTTAATAAATCCTTGTAGTTCATGCACTGTTACTGTGCTAGGCGGAAACTCTTTGATAAGAATCTTACCATTTGGGTTATTACCACTTATCTCTTCTATCTGTTGCTTAAGTGTAGCACTCTCAGATCTAAGATCTCTTAGTGGAATCTTTGTAATATTTGATGATAAACGACGAGCATACACCATTTCACTCATTTCTAATGTAATCAATAACACTGTCTTACCTTGACTTGCTATGTTTGTAGCCAAATTACCAAGGAAAATACTCTTACCCACGTTAGTTTCACCAGCAAATACATACAAAGCTCTACCTTTTTGCAGAAAACCGCCGCTAAGCTTATCATCCAACCATCTCCACTGTGATGGTACAACTGGTTGGTCAACGTTAATATCTTCAATAACCTTATCAAAGTCCTTAAACAGGTCTAAACCCGTGTCAGTTTTAAGATTAATGTTGCAACTCTTCTCAAATTTGTCTAAAATAAACGAAGTATCAATTTTACCTGATGAAACATCTTCAGCTACTTCAAGCATTGTATGGTAAATAGCTTTCTCTTTAAGATATCTTTCAGTATTTTGAATTAATTCACTCTCATTTAAATTTTTATCAATGTTAGTAATGGTTCTTAATACTGTCTTAAAGGTTTCTTTTACATCGTCGTTATTTATGTACGTTTTAAGTTCAGTAATAGTAGGTACTGTATTAGTTTTAGTGTAAAAAGCCTTAATAATGCTAAAAATTGCTTTAATATTCTTATCTTTAAAGTAATCAGGCTTGATAACTTCAATAATATTTGAAAGATATCGTTCATCAGTCAAAGATTTGTAAACGATAATGTTCTCAAACTCATCTAAATTCAGTCTTAGCTCCATATGTAGATTATATCACTAAAGGTTAAATAGTTAACTGTTTATTTTTGTAATTACTGTATTTGTTTAAGAAGTATTTCTGGCCTTCAAGCCATTCTTCTGACATTTTTTGCAGTCCAGGTGAGTTATGTACGATAGGTACATCACCAACCCCTACTGTTACCTTATTAAGTGAACAATCAAGTGAAAATACTAGATCGTAAAAATGAAACTTTGAAGGAATGTTTTCATCAAATCTTACATTGTCTGGTAATGTACATAAATTAACTCCGATAAACACTCCATCAATCATTATCACTCTATCAGGCAAAGGACCAAATGAGGTATACATATATGATTGATTATTTTTACCATGAGCTACACAGCCTCTCAAATTTTGTCTTTCAGACATTATATGCCATAAAACTGGCTCTTTAATTGTAATTGCTTTTGTACCAGCTAATCCAAAAACTGTATATTTTTCAGCAAAATTTCTTACTCTAAAATTAAAATCATAACAATTTACATATACATCATCATGAATAAACAATGCGAGTGGTATATTGTCTTCTTTTAATTTTGAAATAGCATCATTGTAAACACTTGTAAGTGATTTTTTATTATCACCGTAAAATAAAATATTTTCTGGGCTGTAAATGCAATTAGTAGTAAGAGATTCATACAAAAGCGTATCTTCTAACTTACTTTTTTGTGAAGCTGTTATAATTTTATATCGCATTTGTTTAAAATTGTTTTAATAGGTGCTTTAAAGATGTAATCGTCTGTACCAAACTGATTTTGTTGTTTAACAAATTGATTATCAAACATTTTTGTAAAAAATGGTATACCGTCGCTATTTTCTTCTGAGTTTACATAATATGTTGTGCAAGTATCTGATACATAAAGATCTAAAGAACATAAGATTAATTGCTTAGCAATACCTTTACCTCTATGTTCTTTATCGGTTACGATATAATACGTCTTGAAGACATTATCTTCTTTTGTACCGATAGAAAAAGCATGCAAACCGACTATTTTATCATTAATTTTGTAGACTTGTATAGGAAATGTATCCCACCACTTTCTTTCCTCCCACAAATAGCCAAAAGTGTTCAAAACGAAAGAGTCTGTATTTTCATACACAAACTCCATCAATTTAAATTTCATATCCGTATCATACGGGTAAATATATTCAATCATAACTCTAGAAATGGTGATTTAGTTTTAAACTCTCCAACAACCTTAAAACCTTTTTTGTTAAATTTATAAATAGTTCCTTCCTTCACTTCTTTATAATCAGTGCCTTTACATGAAGTAAAACTATTTTTATCAAAAAATAAAGTACTGCCTTGTCTAGCAATGTAAACATTTAAAGTATTAAGATTAACTATCCAAACTCCAAACGTTCCTTCAAGTAAGCCAAGTACGAATGATATTAAATGGACTTCTTTTGCTATAGCGTTAGTATTTTTTGCTTTATTAAGATGTTCAAAATATAACAACAAAGCTGGAATGATACTACTATCAACTATATTAGAATGCTCTGGAATGTAAGTCTCTTTTAATTTATCGTAATTAGTAAGAACACCATTATGTGCAACTACCCAATTATTATAAACAAACGGATGGCTATTATGCTCTTGCCACTTTCTTTCAGTTGATGTTGGTGCTTGATTATGACCTAAGTAAAGAAAACCGTCTGGTAAATTAATTTTATCCCAATTAAATGAACCTTCAGTTTTATGATAGTCGTAGTTTTCACCGTCATGGTAATAAATTCCAGAAGCAAAGTTACCTCTTTGTTTATTAGCTTGATCTAGCACTTCAAACTTACTTGTAATAGTTGATCCAAATATACCGCAAATAGTCTTAACTTCTCCTTTCGTACATTATAATAAGATTATAATAATCTTATGAAGATTATCAACTTTTAATATTGTTAATTATTACCTAGTTTTATATAAATATATCATATGAACGGCTTATTTACTAGTACATGGATCAAAAAAACCCAACCAATCATGGAAAGCGTTAACTCCGATGATAGTTTCCTTATCAATGAAAGCATTTCAAAGATATTGAATGACGTTAGTAAAAAGATGAAATCTATTGGTATTGGTGTACCATACAGAGATGCACGTTTATTTTTCTACGAATTTTTAAAAGATAAACATGGAGATAGAATACCTCAAGAGTTTAAAGATGCATTTGCTACAATAAAGCCACAGGGTAAAGATATAAATGCATTAATGGGTAAGATTTTAATGGATGAAAAATTACCTGAAGGCTTTGTGGATAAGCTTGCAGATGATTTTGAAAAATATTCTAAAGCTACTAAAAAGGTAGCAGGTGAAGATACTGACGCTGTTACAGAATTCTTAAACCGAGTAGCTGGTTTTAGAGAATTTAGAGGTGAAAAATCTGATGAAGAGCCTAAGAAGTTAAAAGGTAAGAAAGAAATTGAAGATATAGTTAAAGGTGGTTCGCCAGAAGAAAGACTTAAGAAGGGTAAAAATGCTTATGAAACATTAAATTTAAATCTTACCCCTGATGATACTCTTTCCTTTGATGAAGAGACCGCTGTTGGTTATGGAGTTTTCACTGCAATGAAAGACGGTTTAAAGTATAGAGTTACTCTTAAAGATCATACAGGTGGTACGAGAAAAGTTTCGTCTGTAACAGAAGACAATTTAGTCAGTCTTGTTGTAACAAAGCCTACTGAAAAAGAAACGTTTGAAGGACCATCAATTGGTGATTCAGATGCTATTAGAGGTTCTCGTGAAAAGAAAGTAGCAGATTATTCTTATGAAAAGGGTGGAGATTTTAGAACTCCAGACCCGGAAGATATTGCTATGGGAAGACAATATGAAATTGATGAAGATGACGAAGATGAGGATTATGAAGATGAAGATTACGAAGAAGAAGATGCAGAAGATATTATGAAAGATAAAACAGCTAAAAAAGCTCAACAAAGAGATACTAAAGAAGAAGACTCTGAGGAGCAAGTAAAGATGTCTCCTCAGCAAGTAAATGCAATGTTAGCTAGACAACACTATATTAAAATGCAAAATCGTTTCAATATAGAAAGACGTAATACTTTAGGCTACTAATACACAGCCTTTATCTTTGTAGATTTTGTCTAATTTTTCTTGTTGAACGTATTGAATAGGGTCAATGTACCCTGCTTCAATAAATCCTCTCAATCTCAAACTGCTTGAAGGTGTATCTGCATCTGCTAAGCCATCTTCTCTATTTGAGTAACATGTCCAGGTATCTTTAAATTTAACGTTTAATCTTACACCTTTCTCGATAATTTCTTTCTTAGACAGAGTAAGTAACGGGGCCTCAATCACTATCTTACTTTTTCTATTGAGTGAAATAACATTATTGACGTAATTTAAAAATTCAGTACTACCATCCCAATAACCAGCTAATGAATCAGCTTGAGCAGCTCCATACCAAACAGTATCACATTCCATTGTCTCAGCATATGCACATGCAATAGACAAAAACATCATATTACGAAAAGGTACATATGATACTGGTTGAGCATCTCCTGCCATCTCTTTAATCTTAGGATTATCTATGTTAAGATTAGTAAGTGATGACTTATTAGCTATATCTTTAATATAGGTTACATCAATTGTTTTATTGAATACATCAGTGAACATGTATGAATCTCTCACACTTTGAATTTGCTTATTAATACAATTTAATTCTCTTTTATGCCTTTGACCATAATCAAATGATAGAGTATAAATGCTCGTATATGCATTACTAGCTGCCATATGAAGTAGTACGGTTGAATCCATACCACCGCTAAATGCTAAGACTATTTTTTCTTTTTTTCTTGTAGACATATTATTCAGTTTCTTCAACTTCATCAGGAATTTCTTCTTGTGAATTACCCTGATTATTACTATATTTCCATTCTACTTTAATTTTTTCTTCAATACCTGGAATAATAGTATTATCCCACAATTCTTTATCGTTTTTCCACTTTGAGTAATAACCAAGCTTTGTACCATCTGGTAAAGTATATGTACTACCAGCTTGAATAATTACTCCAAAACCTACAGCTAACTCTAACAGACCATAATATTTGTTAAGTCCGTTTTCAAAACTCAAATACATCTCACCTTCCAAGTACTGCTTAACAAATCTATTTTTTGCAGTCAAGGCTCTCAACACTACACCAGAATAACTCTTCTGACCAACTGCTAGCTTATCACCTAAATCTTTATCCTCTTTCATCGGCTTTCTAGCTAACTGAACAGTTACTGATGGAAGATAAACTGCACTTCTACCACCTGGCATTTCTTTAACCAACGATGGAAACATTGCAGATGGGTCATCATAAATGTGATTTGATACAATAATAGTTGTCTTGGTTACTGCAGCTAACTGCGTACAAGTTCTAAGTAAGCTCTTAATTGCTTTAGCTCTACTACCCATATCTGCACTCGTGCTAGACTTTTCCATTCTATTAATTTGCAATTCACTTTCCATATTACCAAGTGAATCAATTGCAATAATAAACTTACCAACTTGACCTTTTTCTTTTGCTTTAGTTAAAAAGTTATAGATAGAGTTTCTACACTCTTCAATACTAAAAGTAGGTACATATTTTACCTTAGAAACATCTAAACCGAGTGCTTCTGCACCGTCTTTATCAATTGCATTTTCACTATCGAAAATTACAGGTATGAGTCCATCTTTTTGAGCTGCTGCTAAAATCTTTTGAATAATAAACGACTTACCAGTCATTGATGGCCCAGCTAACATTGTTAATCTGTTACGCGGTATACCACCGAACAATGAACCAGATATCAATCCGTTCAATACCATTGACCCTGTATCAATCCACCCATCTACATTTGATAATGCACCGTCATTTAAAAATGACGCGTATGGGTTAATCTTATCAATCTCACCTAAAATCTCATTTAAGTCTTTGTCCATACACCAATTATACATGGTGTATGGACGAAATCAAACGTTTACTTAAGATTATTAGGGATTTGTATATCCATAATCTTCTTCGTCTCAACTAACACAGCCATTGCCTTAGGATCCTTCTTAGTTTCAATAATGTGATCACGCCACATCAATAAAACTCTACGAACCTTTTCTAACTCTCTATTCTTTAAAGCATTGGTACCTTTATCAGTGCCGTCAATAATTTTAGTAATAACTTGCATAGTGCCAGTAATACCATCATTTTGACCTTTCTTAAACTCCTGCAGATTTGCTAAATAGCTTTCGTTTTTCATATTATTCAAATAATTTAATTACCTCTGGTTGAGCGTCTTGCTTGACGGGTGGTTTCGAAACGTTAGCTGCTTCGATAATCTTATCATATTGAGCCGTAATTCTAGGGTCAACATTAAAGTTCTTACCAACAGCTACATTAGACTTGTTGTAGGTGTATGTGAAATTTCTACCTGCATCATTTACCGCGATAAATTCTGCTAAAAACAGAGGAATCAATTGAACCTGAAATTGATTATTCTGTGGCTGCACAGTAATCATAACAGGGTTCAAAATATCTACTGTTGTATCTGTCTCTTTTGCTAACTCACCGAGTATATTACGCCCGGTATTGTCAATAATTGTAATATAATTTTTGGCCATGCTATAACTTAATAGCTGTCTAATTATAAATCAAGTAAGCAACTCAAATAAATTCGTTTGCACAAGAGATCCAGGTTTTTGAGCTACCCAATTAACGTTGTTATAGAATCTTTCAATAACTGAGAAGATATGATTTTCAAACATCGTCTCATAATCCGGTTCAAATATCTTTTTAAACTCTTCTGGGTAGTAATATTTGTAGGCTATAGCTGAGATATTATAAGAGTTTGGTTTTCTCACGTAAAAATATCTTACCTTATCACCAGAACTAATCTTTTCATACTTTGTAGCAAGTTTAAACTTATCAAGTAACAAATTATGCATATATGCTGCTTTTACATGGCATGGCATACCTTTGGCTGTAGTAAAATCATCACACATACCTGCGTACTTTTCATATCCTTTAATGCCAGAAACAAATGTAATATCTTCAACCGATAATTTTTTAAAGATATCGTAAGTTTCATTTAATACAAGATTCGTTTCGCCGATGTTCTGGGTAGTTAACATCGTCTCAATAATCTTTTTTACGTATGGCTTGATTGCATTGGGCATCGTACTTCTTACAACCTCAACTCCTGTGTACTTAAATTTATCGCAAGCAATACCTTCATCATCTAAAATATGCAATACATATCTTTTCTTCTGTAAGAAGATGCCTACATCAGCAATAGCTTCTCGTTTGAATATAAATCTACAATCCTTAGAGTTAATTGACTTTACACCCCAAATTTTGATCTCTTTATTGAGATAATCTTCAATCTCTATAACTTTATTAAGTGTTTCCTTTGTAAGCTTGTTACCTTCTTTAAATTTAAAAAGTTTATTAACAATTAATGGCTTAATTGAAACGTAGCTCGAATCTGTATCATTATAGATGATGCAATTGTTTAATTGTTCTTCGTTAATATCAGGAAGCTGTTGCTTAATAAACGATTTAAGAAGCTCATTAGAATGTTTGATAACTGATTGGCCGGTGAGTGTAATTGAAGATGCTATATCATCATCACCGAAAGGTGCATTTTTGTTACCGAAATAGCCGTCTT